CCTTGTGCTGCTGCACTTTGCATTCCAGACTGGAACTGATCTGCCGTCACGTAATCAACGCTGTTAATGCGCTCCACGGTGTACCGAACATCGATTGGAGCGGCAACTGCAGTACCGCCACCGCCGCCTTCCGTTCCACCATCGCCACTGGCTGGGATGACGCTATTGCCGCGTGAGCCGCGCGAATAACGCGACATGCTTTCACGCATCTTGCTTTCAGGGATGACATACTCAGGCTCACCACCTTCACCGATTAATGCGTTGGTTGGCTTGTTGACAAAACCACCTTCCGCGAAGGGGCTAACCATTCCGCCGCCGCCTATTTGCGAAACGCTTGAAAGCCCTGTCCCGAAAGGATCGGATGCGCTGCCACCGCCACCAGGCATTGAAACGCCCAGCGCCTTCATGATTATGCCGTACAAAATCATCGCTAACTGCTGAGCAATAATTTTTTTCGCCATTTCCAAGAAGTCAGCGGCAATAGATTTCAACATCCCCGCCAATGCTTCCTGTCCAGACTTGGCACCTGTAACGACATCACCAAAAGCGTTGGCAAACGCATTGCCCATTGATGTAGCTGCAAAAGCAACTTGATTTTGCGTATCTAAAAGCTTCTCAAGCTGCTGTTGCATCTGATAACCAGGGTCAGCCTCAAGCCGACGTTGCGCAGCATCTGCAGCATCTTTATCTGCTTTTGCTTGAATCTTTGCCAACCTATCTGCATTTTCTGTCCTAGCCTCCTCAGTCTCAAGCAATGCAATTTTATTTGCCAATGCGTTGAGATCAGCTTGCTGGCCTAGCTCTGCCGTTTCTGCAATCTTTGCCAGAGCGTCTTGCCTGTCAAATTCAATTTGCAACTCTTGACGTAGTAAATCAGTGCTGGCTTCTCTTAACTGAATTTGCCGCTGGAATTGCTCGCTTAACTCTGCGCCGGATTTTAGTTGCTTACTCAGCAAGTCTTCTGCGCCGGATTTTAGTTGCTTACTCGGCAAGTCTTCTGCGCCACCTGTCGTAGAGCCATTTTCTTTGGTTTGTTTCAGTAAATCTTCTAATTTTAATTGATCTCTAAAAGCATTAATTTTATTAAAATCTAAAACTGCAGCTCCTTGGTCTGGCCTTAGATCAGTGCCCTGCCTATCAGTAACATCTTGCGCTCCAGCCGCCAAATCTCTTAGCTTTGCCAATAATCTTAACTGCTTAATTACCGTGCCAACGACAGGCACTCCCTCGGCAATGTTCAAGAAAAATTCATCAAATTCAAGCCCTAAATCTTTTACTATTTGTTCTAATGGTTCTATGAGAGGTTTTAATATTTGCAGCTGAGTGTTTAGGAATTTAAACGCTTGCTGGGTTTTCTCTATGTCTTCCGTTAACTCTTCTGTTGCAATAGTAAGTTTTTCAACGAGACCGATAACCGCAGGCAATATTAAATCGCCAAAAGCAACGTTTAAATTTTCGGTTGCATTCTGTAGGTCAACAAGTTTTTGAGCAGGCGTATCTAATGCTTTCGCTAAAGATTCTGCGCCCTCTGTTTCAATTCTTTTAAGTGCCCTAATTACAATGTCAGCAGTAATTTTGCCATCCGCTGCGTATTCTCTCAACGCACCAACGGCCTGGCCTGTCTCTTTGGATATAGCAATTAGCAAGCCTGGCGCTTGTTCGGCAATGCTATTAAATTCATCTCCTCGTAACACGCCAGAACCTAATGCCTGCGCAAGCTGCCTAAACGCTCCAGCCGATTCTGATGCACTTGCGCCCGACAAACGAGCTGCCGTGTTGAAGCCATTAAAAACTGATTCAATGTCTTCTAAGCCAACTCCAACAGGTCGAAGCCGTGCATAAGTTGAGGCCAAATCTTTATTGACTTGTGTAAGACTCAAACCAAACTTGTTTGCTGAACTTGTAGCAGCCTCTTGTAATTTTGCAGTTTCACCATATTGGCTAGACAAAAGCTCTAAAGAACGAACAGATGAAGCTCTGCTGATGGACTCATTAATGGCTTTATTTGTGGCCTGTATGGCCTGTGAAACCGTAAAATAGGCCGCCGCTGCTTTTGTAAGACTGCCAGCTAGTTTGCCAAACCCTCCAGAAGCTGTGCTTGCTGCGTTTCCAGCGCCTAAAAATCTTCCCTTTGCATCATGCAAACGGCCATTAACATCGCGAGTAGCGCCAGCGACGCCATCCATTGCACGCTCAAATTTTTTCGCATCTGCTACAGCCTTGGTCGTCTCAAGGGCAACTTCTACGCGAGAGACAACGGCCATGCCTGCTTATCCATTGTCTTGAGTTTAGCGCCCACGCTTCGCTTTATTCATCGCAACCTGTTGCTCTTCGTTCAATAGATCAAAATAAGCCGACCAAATCAACAGCTCCTCTAGCGTCACCTCGTGCTTGAGCTTGACCAAGCTATAGCCAAGCTCTTTGGCGACGCCTAGCTGAAGCCGCAACAAATTATCTTTTTTTAGTTCAGCTTTTAACCTTTTGGGTCAGCTACCTCCTTACTGTCCTCTTCAATTACGGCAAGCATCAAAGACTGCAGATCAGCATCCCGAACATCGTTCTTAAGTTCTGCTGCTTGGCCTAGTTGAAACAGCCGCTTGCCTTCCTCATCCTGCGCTTTGAGAATCAAAAGCTGCAACGCAAATGCGTTCGTGTCGTCGTTAGTCCCTTTTTGAGCGCGTTCACGCTCCGCCATTGTTAATGGGGAACGCCAAAACACAAACTCTGAGCCATCAGATAAAGGAACAACTTTTTTGACTGGCTGCAAGTTGGCCGCTTTCTTTAGCTGATCGAGAGCACTTGGCACAAAAGATAATTTCTGTTCGTTGACAGCTTACACATAAAAAAGCCCTTGGCACAAGCCAAGGGCCACAGAATCTGTTGCCTGAACTTAGGACTTGCTGAAGTCGAAAGTTGGGGCCGCAGAGGGCCGGAATGCAATCTCTACACTTTGAGCATCGTCTGGGTTGACGCTGTAGCTGGCAGAAGTCAACACAGCAGCAAACTCAATTGACCGGCTTGTGGTGTCGTTTGGCGAAGAGCCAGTCAAGATCAAATCTGTGTAGAGCTTGAAAGTTGCGCCAACTTGATTCCGCTGGAGTACATCCTCAATCAAACGACTTGCGATTGTGGTGTCGTCGTCTGTGGTGTAAACAGTGGCGGAGCCAGTGCCATCAGCAAAGCCAGTGATAAAACTACGGAATGGGGCGGTTTGAGCCAAAGTGCCGCCAATGCTTGTTACGTCAATTTCTTCGCGAGTAACCTCAAAACTCCATTCGCGAACGTCGCCTACTGATTGAAATTCAGCAAACTTAATCGTGAAAGGCGTTGTTCCGTCAGTGCCGTCATCAGTAAGAGCCAGTTCAGAACCACCAGCAGTATCAGCAAAAGTTGCTACACCGGTTGCAGCTACATAGGTTCTGATGAAAACATCAGTGCTAGCGGATAATCCGGCCGGCAAAGTGCCCCCGGTACCTGTCCCAAACGAAACCTTGTCATTGACCTTGAAATTTAAAAAAGTGCCAACGTTGATCTCATTGTCGGCGTTAGTGACGTTTGCGGCTTTAAACGTGCTGTCGGTGCCAGCAGGCTTGTAATAAAGAGCGCCGGACGTACCGGACAGAACAGTAGCCATAGTGTTAAGCGGTAGTGGCTTTCTAGCCTATTGTAAGTAGGCGTCAAAAGTTACGCTGACCTGAGTTTGGAAATAACTCTCAGGGGCAGACGGCGTAATTGTCAAGGGTCCAGAGGCAGGATCAAAGGTGACGCTGTTGACAGTGACGCGGTCAAAAAGGTCTTTGACACGCTCAGCGATTGTGTAATTCGCCCCTGCTCCAACGCCTGCCTTTGTAAAGATGTTGATTAAAACAATGCCTGTTTGACGGTTAAAACCTGTTGTTGGGGCCTGCAATGTGAAATATGCGTTGTCATTAAATTGAAGCTGCACCTGAACCCAGCTATCTGTATTTGGCGGGGTAAATGACGAGTTGGCATAAACGACCGGAATGGCCGGTGAGCTTGCCATTTCAGTGGCGATACGTCCTTCGATGACAGCACGAACGTCGTTGTAAGTGCTGGTCATGACTCTGCCTCGATGCGTGCCGCAAGCGTAGGAATAATGGATTGGACACGCTTTGCCGTTGCTCTTACCCAACCAGGGCCATTGGTTTGCTTGCTGCTGCCCTTGCCGAGGCTTGCCGTTTCAAGCTTTTCGGCATACGGCAAATTGTTGTAAACGTTGTAAACATTGCCCATTCGTTCTTTTTGATAGCCGATTTTTCTTGGCTGCTCAGCGTTTGGCTCCGGGTAAAAATCTTTTCCTGCAGGCTCACCAGGAAACGAAACATCGTTTTGCCCCACAGCCCAACTAAGTTTGAACCGGCCCGTGTCTACCGGGCTGTTCTGCACCACAGACTTGTAAGTCTCTGCTACTGCTAAAGCAATTAACTTTTCATACTTGTTTTTTACGTGCTGGGGAACCGCAGTGATTTTTATATTTCTTGCCATCGTTATGCCCTCAGGATTAATTCGTAAGTGATCGCCGTGTTGTCTTGCTCCGTAGTTTCAACGCGAATGATCTGATGCACAACCGTGCTGATCACAACACGATCTTTGGTCTCAGGAGCTGACGGCAAATCTTTTGCAGCAACCGTT